TCCTTGGGTCACTTTGGCGCATCAAAGTATTGTCTACAGCATCCATTTGAGCTTGCGATTGCTTGGCGAAATATTCGTCGCGCTGTTGCGTAAACTCTTTTGGCGTCTTGCAGAGCAATAGTCCGCCGATCTCAATGTTGTCTTTATATCGACTAGTTGGATCAACCATCAATTGAAACTTCGGTTGCTCTTCAATGCCAACAGGCTCCCAACCTTCCCGTAATTTTCCGGAAACGTTGCGAGGGTCTGCAACATTCAAAGTAGATACACGAATCCATCTGTACTCGTAGCCAGGTTGTTTATCAGGTTCGGGCAGAAGTTCTGCTGGCATCCATTGCCTTGGACGCTCAACCATCAATCGTTCCTCAAGCTCACGCGGTTTTCTGTTTTCGGCCATGATTAGGCTCCTAATTTGATTTTTTCCGCAGCAAATTGCTCCGGTGTAAGTTTAAATTTCTTTGCCAAGTTCAGTTCACCAGTAGTGAGCTTTACTCGTTTTGCGGACGTTGTCCGTGTAGCTGGTGCAACCACCGAGCTTTTGCGGCTAGGCCGATCATCTTGTTCCTCTGCTTCTCCAAATTTCTCTGGAAACCGCTGTCGGATTGTTTTGTCTATTCGACTGTAATATTCTTGCGATGATACCCTGACTCCCTCTCGGCGGAGTTTGTCATGTAGCCCAAGCGCCAAACTTGTCATTTCTTCATCATCTCCAAACCAAGGATTTTCTTGTTGCCAAGCCAATGCCGATGGATCTGGAGCTGCTTTTTTAACAACAGGTTGTGGCGTTTGTACCACATTTTGTTCTTCTTGAACAGGAGTTGGGCGGAAATTTTTAACTCTATCAACTTTTAATGTTGCAGAAGTCAAACGTTCTTGAGCCTCAATTACCTTATCGGTATCTCCGGAATCATATGCTTCGCGGTAGGCTTTTTTGGCAGCCTCCATCTCCATTTCCACCGCGCGGGTAACACTTGCGAGTACGTTGTTCTCGCTATTAGATAGATTAGTTTTGAGTTTTTTATTCTCATCCATCAATTTGCGAGCAAACTCTACTGCTTCATTCTGCTCCCTTTGCGCAGCTTCTTTCTCTCGGCGCTCATCATGCGCCAATTTTTTCATTTGCAGAAGTTTTTTCTTTACTTTGGTAGAGTAATCTTCCAGCTCATCGTTGTAAAGTTCTTCTTTAATTTTTTCAGGAAGCGGAGATTTATTCTTATCTTCCGGCGGAGTATCGTCTTCAACCTCAACAATGATTTCATCATCAAGTTTTTCTTCATTTTTTTCATCTGGAAATTTAAATTCTTCGTATTTCATATGTGTTCCTTATTTGCGGCGGATTCCGCGTGGGTCTTCAACAACACCATCAACAGAATCATCGTTAATTACACGAAACTCTTTTCCATGAATGATTAGCCTAGATCCTGCATGTGGTCTAACTAGAATAAAGTCACCTACATTGCAATACGGGCCAGTTGGGAATCGACTGGTATCCTTATAGCAATCTGGACCCATATCAACTACAAATAAAACTGTAGTAAGGGTTTCTTCTAGTGCCATCATTTCTGATGATTTAACTAATAGTGATCCATCAATGGTTTCTTCTGCCTCTGGGATGGCGCAAAGAATTCTGTAGCCGCAAGGCTTTGGTAGTTGCTTGGCTTTTTCTTCTTGTGGCTTGTTCAAAATTTGAGACAAGTCAACAGCATTAGCCAACTGTAGATTATTCATCGTCATCGTTTTTCAATCTTTCCTGTAGGTCTGTAATAAATAAACGTGCGGTGAGCAGACCTTTAACCTCTCCGCACATCTTCGTGTACTCCGCGTAATCCTTGGCGTTGCCATCCGCCATAGCTATTTGGAGTTGGGATACTTTGTCATCTATCTTCTTTGACAGATGTTCTAGGTACTTGTCAATCATTTGCGTCCAATCAAGTTAGATAAAATACGTTGGCGCTCAAGTTCATTGTGAGCAAGAAGCTCTTGTTGCGACTTGGTTAGGTCGTTTTGGATCCTGGTCATGTCGGTATCCTTTTGGGATTGGATACGTTCGCGCTCAATCTGCTGTTGTGCTGATTTGAGCTGGGCGTCCACCTGGTCTTTCTGCGCCTTACGCTGTTGCTCTGCTCCTTTGAGCTGCAGCTCTTGCTGTTGTATTTGGATCAGTGGGTCTTGAGCCTGTTGCTGTGCCTGGGCCTGTTGCGCCTGGGCGGTGTTGGCTTGAAGCACTTGTGCGCTGGCTTGGGCAATGAGCCGAGATAATTGGACTTCAATGTCCTCCGGCAGATGCTCGTTGGGCGGCGGCATTGGTACGCCCATTTGGTTTTCAATCAAGGTCCGGTAGTGGAAGCCAAGATGCTCTGCAATGTGCGACTGCAGCGCGGCCATGATCATGTTGGCCTGCGGGTTCTGGCCTATGGTCTTCATCACCAGCGGATCCTGCATGAACATTTGGTGCGCTGCAATATGAGCGTCCTGGTCCTGGGTGATAAATGCCTTGAGAGGAACACCCTTCAGCGCGTTCATGTTCTCGCTGATGGGGTCAATCGGCATTTCATCATCAGGCAGGGGCACAAGTTTCTCGGCGTTCTTGATGCCCAGAACATCTAGCATCTGACGGTGCAGTTGTGGCAGGTCATAGATCTGCGGAGCCATCTGAGCCAGTTGAATGACCGCCTGGTACTGCACGATCTTCTGCGCCATTGTGGCGGCGTTGGGATCTGAAACAGGGATGACTGAAACCAAGTCATAGTCGGACTGTTTCGCTTTTGGCGTTCCTTCTGATGGTTCGTATGTGTACTCAGGCGGGGTGTAGTCGCGGATGATGTCGCGCAGCAGTCGAAGCTCTTGCTTGAATGAGTAATGGATCCTGGCCTGGACCGCGGTCATTACCTTTAGCGTACGTTCAAGGATAGCCAGGGTCGTACCAACGGGAGAGTTGGCCGACATGTCAGCTACCTGGATGTCAGCGGCAGATGCGAACTTGCGGCCCTCTTCTACTATCTTATCTAGCAAACCAGCTAGAACTTGGCTTGGCTCCTTATAAGGGAGAGCCATGATGTTCTCGGCAATAGTCCCGCTGGGTACGTCAACATCGCGCCATTCTGCTGGTCCGATGGGTGTATCGTCTCCCTTGACGCGCAGACCGCGGGTTTTGAAGCCTCCAGGCAGGTTGGACAGGGTTCCGGCGTCCACCAGCTGGCGCAAAATGGAAGTTCCGGACTTGGAAAATGCTCCAACTAGGTGAATCAGGCCAAAACAGTAGAAGCCAAAGCCAGGAACATAGCCATAATGAACAAAATGCTGGCGCTTGGATTTAAGTTTGTCGTCTTTATTCCAGTTCCTGCGGATAGCTAGACATTTTTGGCTACCTTTTTCCACTGTAACAATGTAAGGCAGCGCAATTCCAGTTTTTTCTCCGTGTTTGTCTTCATCCTCAAACCCTTCCAGGTCTAAGTTAACATTAATCTCCAAGATTTTAAAACGGTCATCCGTAGTAGCGCGGAATCCCATCTTCTCTGCAATTTTTTTCTCAACATCATCTAGATTATTGTTGGGTTCCCCTAGATCAATGTCGCAATAAAACCCAGCTACTTGCAATTTACGGATTTCGTTTTCCGTTTTGCGCATAACATGGGTAATGCGATCAGCAGTTTGTAGATCTGACGCGCCATAAGGAACGATTAGGTCTTCAGCTGGTACAAAAATTGACGTTTGGCGGTCAAGATTAGGGTCAAAGTAGACCTTCTTGAAGGCATTTCCAGCCAATCCCAAGCCCCAAAGCATACGCTCATGCCCAGGTCTGAATTCTGTCATCTCATCTGTGAGCCGATAATTCATGTCATCTGCAACACGAGTGGCGGCTTGCTTTTTTTCTGGCGTTTCTTTGCCAATTAGTTGTGTTTTTACCGGCCCAGCTGCTGGGAAGGTACTCATCATAATCTCAGCCTGGAACTTAACCACGGCTTCCGACAGAAGTGGATGGTAAACGCCGCAAGCTCCAATCCATGGCTCTGCTCGTTCTTCAATTCGCATCCCTAAAAGCTCTAGACCATCTACATAAGTTTGCATCCACTCCTTGCGAGAGTTAACATCATCTTCAAAATCAGATAGAAGATCACTTACAAGTGAGCTGATAACGTCATCATCTAGCTCTTCAGCAAGGTTGGCATCAAAATCATCTTCAATGCTCCCAATTTTAATTTCCATGTCTCCAGCATGAATAGTGACTTCTTCTGGATCTACGATTTCAATCT